CAGAGCCCACTTGATTTTTAAAATCAGGTATGCCTCTACTTATTGATAATATCTGTTGACCATCCTGTATATCAAAATCACCAGACGTAATAAAAGCTGTCATTGCTGATTGATCGTCATTTACACCCTCTTCATGTTCGTAGAATATTGATGCTCCCGCTGTAACACCTTTTACTGTTGGAGTGGTTGGTGTATCAGTAGTATTATATTTTGTTGCATATGGTCTTTGATAAACACCATAATCTGTCCAAGTTGTTCTGGCTAAGTTTGATGTATACCAAGTTCTCTCAAGATAGTTGTACGTAACAGATCTGTTTATTTGATTTGATGTATTAGATGCATAAAACCAAGTAACTTCATTAAACTCTGAGTTTACACCAGCAAATGTTTCTGGTTGTTGTGTGATAGAAAAGTCTTCAAATACATAATCTTGCACACTACATGGTATTTTTTTTACAGCACCATCATAAAGATAGAAAGCATTTTGTGACATCCAATAAGCTATACCGTTTACATCAACAGCTGAGTGTACACCTACTGCTCCACAGTTTGCACCAATTTGTACAAGTGAGAAAGTAAATGGCGCACCTACAAATTGTAGTGCGTTGAGAGATGTATCTGTCCAAACTAGAACAGCGTTACGTGATCTTACTGCAGACACAATCTTAGATCCATCTTGTATTCTAAATGATCCAGCAGTATTGGTAGCTGTTGGTACAAAATCATTTGTTGTTTCTTGCGAAGCAAATCGTAAAAATAAATCATCTTGTGTAGTAGAGTTACCTATTACTGTTTCTGTACCAAACAAAAACACATGTCTGTCAGGCATTGATACTAAATTAAATCTTGAGTTTGTTGGTGTATTAGCAATAGCGTTGGCTCTTACGCCTGTTCCGTTAGACGTGTTCCATAAAAATGTTTTACCTTTGCTCACAGTAGCAATTAAATCCTCACCAAAATTGTCAAATGACCAGTTACGGGCATCAAGTGTAACTGTTGATGATGATCTCGGTGTGTTCCAAGCATCAACGTTCCATGCATCTGTGCCCCAACCATAACCATAAGCTGATTGATCTGTTCCAATAGATATTTGATATTTAACATTACCTGACCCACCACCACCAGATGTTGATCCAGAAGCTGTGCCTGTATGTGTAACCTTATAACTATTTGCATTTACTATTGTTATAATTTCAAACTCTGCATTCATGTCTAATCCATCAATTGCAGAAAAAGAATCAAACGTTACAAAATCACCTTGACCTGCACCATGACTCGTATGAGCTACAGTAACTGTTGTTGTGCCATCTGTAGTAAATGGATTTGTTAAACCTGCTTCTAATCTAAGTGGTGTAACATCATAAGCTGTACCTTCAGAGTATACATAAAATTTTCTATCTGTTCCGAGAGCCGTGTACCTTACACCATTAAGATCTGTCCAAGTATGTATGCCTCTTACAACTCCTATAAGTGTGTCAGCTATAAGTTTCTGCCAACCACCTACTTTTTGTGGTAGACCGTAATGAAATCTTACATTATCAGAATCAACCCAACGCCCTTCTGCACCATACTCTGTATCTTGTTTGTCTATACCAGGTGCTATGTTTAATTTTGATAGTGGCATTATGCAATCCTCATAAATCTAAACACTATCTCACCAGCACCACCTGCTCCTCCTGGACCGCCTTGTTCAGTACCGCCACCACCTGCGCCTGATCCTCTTGTTCCTGGATTACCTGTTTGTCCTGGTTCTGGTCCACCACCATTTCCAGCATCACCACCAGTTCCACCAGCAACTTGACCACTAAAAGAAGCAGCACCATTGGCCCCAACACCATTAGCGTTGTCACCGCCATAGGTAATTCCATTGCTACCAGCTGCTCCACTTCCTGATTGGTTAAATGACCCGACAGGTCCGCTTGTAAAACTTGTAATATTTAAACCATCAACTGTTGTTCCCGAACTTAATTTCGTTGCAATTTGACTAACAGTACCTGCGACGCCACCTGTTAATGTAGCAAGTGGGCCTTGTACACCGCCACCTGATACTTGACCAGAACCACCACCTGTTAATGTAAATAAAGCACCTGTAGTTGATCCAGATAAAGTTGTGCTACCACCACCAGCAGGTCCACCACCACTATAATTATTATTACCAGCAGCCCCAGCAGCCCCAATTTGAGGTGTAAGTGTTTCACCACCTGTTAATGAGAATACAACATCTGATAAAAAAGCACCTGATCCACCACCTGGCCCACCTTGTTCACCACCTGCTTTATCATAAGCTTGCCCAGCATTACCCCCACCTCCACCACCTACGGCAGATTGTATGTGAATTGCATTTGCATTTGTTGGTACGGTTATGTTTGCATTTGTAGCTGTAGTAAAAGATGTAGGTGTTTCAAAAAGTGTAAAAACTTCTCTCCAGTTACCACTGTCTTTTACATAGACATTTGTTATTGTCTTGTTAGTAAATGATGTACCATCACGAAGAAAAAATTCGCTTACTTCTCTAAAAGAACCACCATCTTTAACATAGAACTGTGTCATGCATTAGGTTGTATATTTTAACCATATGTCGCCATCGGATCCACCACTTGGATTACCAGTAGCAACTGTTCTTGTACCAACACCGTTTGTACCTAAGTTTGCATTAACAAACCCTTGTACGTCCGCTCCTATTTCTACACCAAGATTATCTCTTGATGTTGTCTTATTTGCAACATCATCTAAGTTTTGTGATGCTTGTAAAACTCCAGAGATATTAGCTCCAGTAATTTTATATCGTATAGATTCGTATGTAGGCATATTATTTCTCCAATAGTTTCCAACCAAATGTTGCTCCAGAATAAACTAAAGCAAACCCTGCACCCTCTGTTGCTACAGTTAAGTCGGATGTTTGTCCATCTATCTTATGGCTATTTCTTGCAACAGTCAAATTATGTGTGTCAAAGTTATTTGCGACATCATTAAATCTTATCTCATCTCCAACAGCAGCAGTAGCAGGTAATGTAATTGTTACTGCACCTCCTGAAGTATTTACAAATATTTTATCACCAGCAAAAGCTGTATAGTTACCAGTCTTTGTTAACCAGTCACTTCCTTGTGTTTGTATCTCATACCAGTTTGTACCGTCCGTAGAAATAAAAACATTTCTGCCTGGATTAATAACAAAAGTATTACCCGATCCACCAAGCCTAGCTGTAATTTTATTAGAACTACTAGCATTTCTTAAAAAATATAACTTTTCTACTGCAGGAAACTGTACAATAAAGTCAGACGCATGACCTGTAAATACAATGGCTGCTTGTCTGGCTTCGTTGTTTGCTTGTGTTTGTGGGCCGTTGTTCGTGGTCAACACATATGGGCTAGATGATGCCCCTAAATTCTTTGTGTAAACGCCTGCAATTGACTGCTCAAGTGATTGAGACAAATTATTATTAGTTGTATTACCCCAAGAGTTTGATTGCTCTCCTGAGCCAATAAGTTCTATTTTAAGCCTTGTCGAATACGTTGATGCCATTATGCTGCGTCCTTCCAATCCATTGTAACAGAATCATCAACCTCTGTCCACGTTGTTGTAACACTATCATCTACTTCTTGATATGCATAAATTGCTGGAGTGCCACGACTTATAGTCATTGTAACACCCGTAGGTATAACATCTGCGTTTAAGAATACTTGTGGTGCTCCTAGCTGTATTGGCGCAAATAGACCGTTTACTGAAACAGTACTACTTGTATTAATTTGCGGTGACCCAACAGTTGTAGAAGCTGATTGACCAGTAGGTATAATAGTTTGATTTTGTATTGCTACAACAGTTGGTGATCCAACCGCTGTAGAAGCAGATTGACCAGTCGGCTGTGCTATTGTGCTTGGAAGTGCTGTCGCTGTGCCGACAGTCGAAGTCATTGATTGACCAGTTGGTATAACTAAACTTGTACCTGTTGGAGTAACAGCTCCAAGAGACATTGTAGAAGATAATCCTCCAGGTAGTGCTATCGCATTAACAAATACATTTGGAGATCCAACTGCAGTAGTAGCAGACTGACTAGGAAGTGTTAAATTAGCTGTACCAGAAAGTGTTAGTGATCCGAGAGCCGAGGTTAGTGATAAACCTGATACGGCTACTGTAGCGCTTACGCCTGCTGCTGAGGCGATCGGGGCTTCGGCAAAGGCTGAATGACCTAGTGCCATGTTTTATCTCGCTGTTGTCGGTACGCCCGCTGACGATACAAAAGGAGAAGATGCGAAAGCAAAAGTAAGGTAAGTGCCGTTATCAGCGTTTGTGTTGCCTAAAGTGTTTCTTATTTTAAAACCATTAGATACCATATCAATACCTCTGTCAGTGTTCACTACTTCACCAGAAGAATCATTTGCGTATAAAATTTTGTGCGCTTGGTTAGTGTTAGGACCACTAGCACCGTTTCTTTCTGTGTCATAAATGTACCAGTTTCCAGTATCATCTGTTCTTTTAATTAACACCCATGCAGGTTTAAAACCTGTGTAAATAAATGGACCGTCTGAATTATTATTGCCTTTATACTGACCAAAATGACTATATCCTTGTTTTTCTGTAAATGCATAAGCTATATAGGTAGCATTATTTGTATTAACTACTGAATAATTACCAACACTAAATACAGTTGATGAGGGTGCTGCTGCAAAGTTTCCACTATCCCCCGAAGCTGATGCGGCGTTTTGATCAAGTTGCAAAAAATTAGGATAAGAACCATTTAATCCTAAATCCTTATGATAAACTCTCCACGAATCTGTGGAATCTCGTCTTTTAACAAAAATCACATGCGGAACAGCACCTAGTCCATGTTGTACAGTGCCTGCACTTGAAGTTCCTGAATAATCTATAATAGAAAATCCTGCGGTTGTATTAGCTTGATACCCACCACCAGGATTACTACCACTTTCAGAAAAAGTTGTTCTACTTCCACCATTAGCTTTCCACTGCCATGAAATATATGTTCCTGAGTTTGCATTTACTATATTACCTGTATTAACAGTAAAACCATCTGAATTAAAACTATCAACATTTGATTGTGATTCTGCTGCACCAGTTGTGTCTGTTAACAGCCTATTGCCAGCTCCTCTTGTGCTATCCCATACACCATTACTGTTATTACCAGTATTAGCTCTTTGTTTAATCCATAACCAATCAGGTTGTAGATTAGAATTACCTGTATTTGTTATTGCTAGTCCACTTGACCCGTTACCAGTGTAAAGCATATTTTGAAAATGTGCTGAAGGATCATTTATCGCTGTATATACACCCATGTTAACCTCCGTATTGCGCTAAATTTTTTGTACAAAGAGCATAGTACCCTGACGGTACTGCATACTCAAAATTTCCATAACCATTAGCATCTGCATTGGTAGAACTAATTGTAAAAGGTGAATTACCAAAATTTGCCAAAACATTTGTTGATTCAGGTCTACAAAGAAATACTAATGGACCAGTTCCAGTAACAGTCCCAATTTCATTAGATCCTCCAGCGGGGTTACCACTTGAATTATATGTTCCATTTACACCGAACCATACTTTTCTAGTATCTGCGTCAATTGCAATTTGACAAATATCTCCATCACTAAAAGTGGTGCCACCACTCGTAGAACTTGTTGAATTAATATAATAAATTGTTCTATCCCAACCTATAACATTTGCCCCATATATTTGTGCTTTGGATGCTCCACCTATTCCATAAGTATTAGTCCAAGTGCCTGCATCACCAACACCAAATTGTGTGTAATCTGTGGCAGCAGCTTTAAATTCAGCATACCATTTGCCAGAATTAACCGCTATTGTTGAAGCAAAAGCAATAGAATTTGCTCCGCCTCCACCAACCGCCTTTAGACCAGCATCGGTTATTGAACCTGCTGCAGAACTTGCAAATGAAGCAGTTCTAAATGCAATGTTAGGATTCCAAGTTGCAAAATTATTTTCTGGAGAATCTTTTGATGATGGATTTGTTCCTATGTTTACAGTTGCAAAATGATTATTATTACCACTACTGTCAGCTCCAAAACCACTGGTGTCAGCACTTGCTCCAGTGCCTTTAAAATCAATTTTAAATCCATTAGTTCCATAAGTAACTGATGGGCTAGCATTTGGTATCCAAACTCCATCTGAATTAGTTGATCCAAAAGATGTAGGAGCTAGAGATTGGCCATCACAGAATATAGCTTGTGCCATGTGTCCGTTCCAATGTCCTCCAGAATCACTGCCTCTCCATAACGTTCCTAAAGCATGACCTGTATTGTTATTAATTACAAAATCTTGGTTTTGACCTGGTTGAGTGCCTCCACTCATAGTTAACTGAGTGCCGTTCATATACATTCTTACTCGGTCAGCAGCAGTGCTTTGCGTTGAATCTACTCTTACGACAAGATGATTCCAAGCACTTGGATCTCTAAAAAAAGCATCTGTATAAGGTGTTGCTGTTACAGAACCTCCTTGTTCATCTTCAAACTGTATATAATTATTTGGGTTTTTCATTCTAATTTGACAATAAGTATTACTAGCGGAGCCAGCACTAAATATAACACTATTACCAGATGTTAATGCAAACCCTTGTTTTAACCAAACAGAAAAAGTAAACGTTTTTCTGTTTCCTGCGCTTGCAAATGTTTTTGTTAAATGTGTATCAGCCATCGAACCTTCCTGAATCTTCTAGTGCAAAACTAGATGTTAGTGAAAACGCACGATCTGCTGTCTGTCCTTGTGCATCAGTGACACGAAGCGTAAAATTATACGTCGTAGCAGATGTTGACGATCCACCAAAATCAGTCGTAGTTATAACACCTGTAGTTGAGTTTAGCGAGCAATTTGCTTGTGAAGCATTAGTTAATACACTTGTTGTTTCTGAAAAGGCTAATGTCCCATCACCTGTAGCAGCTACTGTGGCCACTGTTCCTGAAAAATTACCTGCTATTGTGCCAAGAGAACCAGCTCCTGTGGTCCATGTTGGTGCATCCGATACTGTTAATATTGCAGAACCAGATCTTACCGCATTACCATCATTATTCTCTACACGAATAAAATACGTGCCATCGACAGGCAACGTAAAATTAGCTGTGATAGATGTAGCACTTGTAAAAGTAATAGTGTTTGCTGGCGTCACTGCGCCTGTAGAAGAGATAGCTTCTACTTGAGGCACTGATACAAAATTTGTACCAGCTATAACAACATTAGTTGCTGTATTATCTATTGTGCTTGGTGTAACACCAGTAATTGTCGGTTTAGTTTCTCCAATAGTAACAGAGCCACCAAGAGCTACTGCTGATCCATTTATGGTTATTGAACCGCTACCTGTCAGGCGAGCATTAGCTACAGTTCCAGATGCAATGTTACCACCGTTTAAGGCTGTAAGAGATGCACCAGAACCAGATAAAGTTGCCCCTGCTGTAACCGTTACGGTGTCGCCGTTTTCACCAATAGTGATCGAACTACCGTTACGTTTTTTTATAGCATTTACTTTAATTTCTGACATTATCTCGCTAATCCTACAACATTATTTGAAGCTACCATTGGAGCTTCAGCAAATGCCCAATATACATGATTATCATCATATCCATTGGTATCACCATCATTGGACCTAAATTTAAAACCATTTGAAAGAATATCTAATTGATTATTAGTTTGTTCGGCATGAGTGCCGTTTGGTCTTAAACTGTTATTGCTTGCATTATATCCTAATCTTTTACTGTCATACATCCGCCAATTTTGAGTTCTCTCTGTATTTTTTGCAATAATAAAAGCAGGTTTAAAACCAGTGTAAACAAATGTTCCACTAGAACTATTATTACCAAAATAATTATCAAACTTACTATATCCTTTAATAGATGTAAAAAAATATCCTATATAGGTTGC